TGAGTAGTCGTATAACTACGCAGGAACGGAGATGATGTTGAGATGATTGCCATAAATTAGTAAGTTCTGGTTATATTTAGTTTGCCGTATTGTCCTTGTTGATTGAGGAATTTATCGTATTCCTGCTCAATTACTTCCTTAGCCTTGGCTTCAATTACTGGTGCTTCTTGAATCTGACCTTCAGAAACAAGCCAGTTAGCCGCCGCTCCCCAAGCCATAAACGCAGAGAAGATATACGGAATCTCTATCTTTGTCCAAGATGCAGGATGCGTGTTAGGGTTTTGCCCCACAGTTGTAGATACAACCGTGCAAGTGTAGAAATTGCCAGCGTGAGGCTTACCAAGAACTGGAGTGTATGTTCCAGTACCTGAGCCAGAGTCAAAGTAGACCTGAACTCCTTGATAATAAACTACGGTAGGGCTGTACAACTCTCCCTCAAGAGCAATGCAGTCTTTTCTGTACAAGTACCAACCTGACACAATGCCATTTCCAATGATAATTTTACGGACAGAACCGCTGTCGTATATCTGGTATGGCACTTGAACCGCTTGTGTGGTCTCTTGAGGGTTCTTTGTGTAGACAGCAAGAATCTCATCTGCTTCTGCCGCTGGAGAGAAAGAAATAACCCCGTTAGCGTCAGTTGTTGTCGTGAACTCTACAAGTCTGCAAACATCTGCCCATTGAATGGTTTCCCAAGCCTCACGAATCCTTGCGGATGCAAAATCACGGAACTGAGCGAATGTCTCAGCGGTGATGTTGTGACGGTCATTTCCAGAATACTGGAGAGCGTCAAAGAGGATTTGTGAAAAGTTTGCAGTTCTCATTATGTGAGATAACCGTCAGCCGTGAAAATTGTGCCGTTAACGCAAGTACGCTTGGCGTAATTGGAAACGGCAGTTTCTGGATTGTCCCGAAGAAATTCTCTGAGAAATGAATCATCATCCCAGCACTCGTACCCCAGCCGATGTCCCCAGTAATGGAAAGCGGCTTGGGGTATCCGAGCCTTTAGTTGACCAACACCATCGATGCTTCGGGCTTCGTTGGCGTGGTTAAAAATGGCTGACTGTTTCGCTTCGGCATATGCCTTAGTTTCTTCCATTCTCCACCCACGCAGAAGTTCATCCCTAACCCTGTTTCTTAATTCAGGGGGGATAACCTCCGCTAGGTCTTGAATGATGTCAGCCATTGTCTGATTAGGCGGTGAAGTCGAACACGCCAAATGCCAGCGGGTTGTAGACGCAAAGTCCAGCAACTGCTTCAATCATTCGGGCTTCGCCACCACCGTTGTTGGTGAGAGCAGTAACTCCAGCGACATTGCCGCCATAACGAATCTCAACTTGGTCAAACGGGATGACATAACCAGCAAAGGTCGAGCCAACGCCAGAAGTAGCATTGAGATAGTGTGACGGGTGCAGACGGAGTTTACCGAAATCGCCTTCAAACACATCAACCGAAGAGATGTAGGACGAAGCGTCCGACTCACGGTTAAGGGTTCTGATAGCGGTCATCGGGGCTGTGCCTGAGCCTTGGGTAGATGTAAACGCAAGGTTAGTAAAGGCTCTCTTAAGAGCAGTACCAACGAGAGCGTCATAGTCTCTGTATTGACCAGTTTGGCTGTAGATACCCGTGAGGATATTCTGGACAACCGTTTCAGTCAGAGCCGCAGTTCCAACCGTAGAACGGTTAGCCGTAGGCGTACAGAAGGTGTCAGGAACAGCAAGCGTTGTGTCCTTCGTAGCAATTGGCTGAAGCCACTTGTTAAGACCACGGGTGAGGTAGGGGGTTGAACCACCAGCGTCAGCCTGAGCACCGTTGTTGGAGCACATTGTGGCTTCCATATCACGCTTGATAGCCTGAATGCCCTTAGCGACATTGTTAGCGAGTTCATCACGAACCCCAGCAATCGTAGCGATGTCCTGCGTAAGCGGGGACACACGGACGGCTCTGCGGAAGATTTGGATGTAGTTGCTGAGTTCAGCACGATAGGTTACGCCGCCATCCTTGACATAGTTGTCATAGGAGGTCACATCCGTACCATCGACTGTACCAGTCGTCTTAGGTGTAGGAAGTGAATCGGCTTGCCATCTGAAAAGTGTATTTCCAGGTTTTGAACCCTTCTTTGCCATCGATGTGAAAGGAGTATCCTTTGCATCAACGAGTGCGATGAGGTCAGCGAGGTCTTCTCTTTTTCCAGAGGAGATGTCTTTTTCTAGGAGATTTGCCATAGTAGTTATATAGGTTTGGGGATTACAAGAATTTGTTAGCGATGATTATGCTCAAATCGTCACGGGAGTTAGAAGACGCATATCGTTGCTTTGCGACCTGTTCAGCAACCTGATTTTTCTTCAGGGGAACTGGGCTTGCAGACGACCTAGGTTGTGCGAGTACTTTTTGAGGAGTAGTTACTCTCTTCTGGTTCTCATAGACTTTTATGCCTGTAATGAGGTGACCTAGTACTAACTTATGGTCAGGTGCACGAAGTATTTCTGGAAATGCCTTGATGAAAGATTCTGCCATCTGTCGTTCCTTACTGGAACGGTCTTTCCACCACACATAATCCTTTTGAGCCACCGCTTCAAACTGATTGTACGCTTGAAGGAACTGTGCTCTTTTTGGGAGATGTTCTTCAAGTGCATCCATAGATTTAACTTTAATCTTTCGGATGTCCTCAGCCGTGTACTCTACTTCTTCGCCATCTGACTTTGTCACAACAGCACCATCAGGGTTCATTTCGCACCAACGCCTAATTTGTTTGGCTTGGTCAGCCTCTCGGCTGATTTCTTCCATACTACGGATGTGGCTGAACGGGTTGCTTGAATCTGGGACTTGGGCTGGCTTGGTAGCCTCTTGCTCCAATCGTTCCACTTCTTGCTTTAGTCGTTCAACTTCCGCTTCGGCTTCTCTACGCTTGGCAGAGAGTTTATCGATGCGTTTCTTAACGCCCTTTGGTAGACCTCTTTCAATTTCTTCATCGTCAGACTTGGTTTCTTCGGTTTCCTCGGAGTCTTCTGATTCTGAATTGTCAGCGGTTGTTTCATTTTCCTGTGAAAGAACAGCACTATCTTGTTCATAAGCGGTGCTTTCACCTTCCGCTTGTTCCTGACCTTCTTGGACTTCAGGAGACCCGTTCTGTTCCTCACCGCCTAGGAACTTATTGCTGATAATATCAGCGATTTCATTTAAACCAAAAACTGCGGAATTGTTTTCGGTGTTTGTCGTGGGGTTGTTTTCAGCCGTCCCAAGGTCGGCATCATTCTTTGTATTCATTAGATAAGGTCTAAAGTCCTATATACAGAGTTTTAGAATGGACTCAGAACCATTAGAAGCCTTTAAGAGGCAAAAAGTTATTGTTGCAAGAGGATTACTTATCCAAGCCAATTTCGCCTGAATCATACTGTTCAGGTGCTTTTCCTTGGTCGGCAAGTACTTCATCCCGTGTGAGTATAAGAAGGTCTCTAAAACTGCTTAAAGAAGAGGCTCTTCCTGAATGCCAAGCCCTGTCTTCCCCCTTAGAATCCTTTGAAAGTGCATCAGAAACCTCTGATTCAATGCTGGCATTGATAAGAAGCATAACAGCACCCCAAGTTGGATTCCCCTTTTCAAAGGAAAGACCGTTGATAATTTCGATAGGGAGGCTCACATCATACCTCCTTGCTGTTCAGGGGCTTCCTGCTGGGCTTGCATTTGCTCTGCTTGCTGAATCTGTTGTTGCATCTGATTCCCAGCCTGTTCAGCGATAGGAGTAACTCCCGTGCGACCAATCTGCTTGTTCTGTTGCTGGCTTACGGACATTTGCAGGTTCTTGATGAAGTTATCCATAAGGGCACGGAAATGCTGGTCGGATTGCATTTGTTGCTGTGCCTTGGGGTTCTTAGAGATAATGTCTTGCAGGTACTGGAGTTTAGACGGGGCTGAAGGGTCGTTTTCGACATAGTTAGCCTCGTTTCCAAGCATCATAAGACCGATGTCAGATTGAATTTCCTTATACAGCATCTGAGAAGCCGTTGCCGTGTTGATGATGAGTTCTTTTGCCTTATCAGGGTCGATAGCCTCAATAGCCGCTTTAACAAGTTTGTTCTTGTCAATAACTCCTGCACTATCAAGAGGGAGAACAAATTGCGTAATTGCTTTGAGTTTCTCGATGACAAACTGAGTATCAAGTTCTCTAACATCGTATTTAACTTGGAAGTCATAATTATTGCTAATGGAACTCAAGTTCTGAGGAAGCGAGCGTCCAGTAATTTGTTCAATCTCGGCTGAGTCCATATACTGGAGCATCATTGAGAATGTCATAGAAAAAGCCTCACTCCAGACATCCAGCCAGTTATTCACAAGGAATTGCTGGGTTGTTTGAGTTTTTTGAGGCATTATGTTTGGATGATAAAGTCCAAAGTACGCACAATGCTCCATATCAACCTTGTCCATTAAGGCGAAGGCTGTGTTAGGCTCTCCAGTTGGAGTAGGCATAAATCTGTAGTCATCAACTGATGTAACAGGCAAATGAACCCCCGGAGAAATCTTATTGATACCACTTAGTCTCTTCTTTACTAGGACTGGTGGTAGCGTTGTGAAGGCTGTTCTATCCCGCACGGAGTCACGCTGGGCTTTGACTTCCTCTTGGTCTGTCTGGGCGATTTCAGGGATTCCACGGGTTTCGTAGATAGGTCTTCTAATTTTTTCTCTGCGGTAGATAACAAACGGATACTTATTTTGAGCACTTCCAAGTAGTTCGTGCGAAGCGTATTCTTCGTTGCCAGACTGTGGGCAGAAGATTGTTTGATAGATTCCAGCAATGCCATCGCTGTCAATCAATCTGCTATATGCGTAAACCAGTTCAATCAAGTGGTCATTTCTGCTTACTTGATAATTCAACAAGGCGGCGGCAGGGAGAAGGTTAGGGTCGTTGAAGTTAGATTGTTTACCAGCGGTATTAACAGATTGTTCAACAAATGAGTTATCCCATTCGTACTGTTTTGCCATTGTACGAAGTTCTACTTCAGTAACATAAGTTCTTCTGAAGATAACTCTGGCTCTTTGAATATCAATCGTTTCTGGCGGGAATGAAATCTCGTCATATGGCTTTAAGGAAACCAAACTTGGTTGGTTCTTAGAAATAAACGGTTCTGGGATATGAGCAGTTCCAGTTTCTCTTAGTTCCTTAATTGCCTTCTTAACTGTTGCAGGAGAAACAGTCGGAAGGTACATCTGGATTAAAGACATAGCAAACTCTTCCTTGGAAGGGTCTACAATGGCATCTGGGAGGTCTTTGAGGGGCGTATTGGGGTCTTTCTGCATTCCCATCTGAACAGCCTGAACAAGTTCGTCCATAGATAGTTTCTGGAAGCGTGTAGACATCTCTCGTTCCCACAGGATGTGTAATCCAGCCCATCCGTATTGAAGTCCGTTCTGGGCAAGCAATTCAGCCTCTTTTCGCAGTTCTGTACGCAGTCTTGACTCAACAAGCCAAGACATAAGCACATTAGCGGTAGCGGCTGTTTCGGAATCGTTGAATTCCGTACCTTTTACCTTAATCTGACACCTATCAAAGGTTGTCATAAGGATAGCAACTATTTCATTAATCGTTCTATCAACAAGTCTGCAACGAACATCTGAAGCACCTTCAAAGGGGAATGCACCATCACCGTTCATACGGTTTTCGCTGTGCTTCTTGCCGTCATCCGTCTGACCTTCCCATCTAGCAAGTCTTATGTCGTCATTTTCCGCTATGTTAGCGGTGTTTCCTCCGTTCTGCGTAGAACGCTGGTATTCCGAATAGAAGTAGGGAATATCAGGCTTATCCGTTGCAAATACAAATTTATCTGCGTTGTTGTTGTATTTTTTCATTAATAAAATTAATTAAGTCGTCTCGAAAGTATCGTTTATGGTTGCCTTTTGTGGTATATGTTCTTATAACACCCGTTTTAGCAAGTTGTTCAAGAAGGGTTCTTGAAAGTCCAGAACAAAGCATTGCTTTTTTTCTTGGAAGTAAGCAAGGAAAATAAAGTTCCATTAGTAACTTCCTCCACCCGTTCCACGCATTGTGCTGTCCGAAATGTAAACAGGATTCATAGTCATTAGGTATCGAAGGCAGTCTATTGGGTCTTTCGTTGCTCCCTTGTCGCCATCTTGACCAGTCCACTCCTTGATGCAGTATATTAGATTTTGACATTTGTCTGAGATGTATAGTTTAGGTTTATTCAACGGGCTGATGTCTTGGGACATATCATAGGCAAAGCCGTCATTAATTAAAGTAACGCCTTGTTCAATCCTAATTCCTGCGGCTGGGATAAAATGCATAGGCACTTCCCCGTCATCAAGCATATCAATTAAAGTAACTCCTCCATCTTCTGTTACAGCCTTAGTTCCACCTGCACGGGGGTCGATATATCTCTCAGATATCTCTTCTCCGCTCTCAAGGTCTAGAATAAGTTGCTTGTAGTCGGCTAGTGAGCGTCCTGCTCCGTTTCTTTGGGCTGTTCCAGCCTTCCCGTCTGGCTCTCCAGCAGGTAACGCCCACTCGCCCTCTGATTCGTCTGGGAACTCTCTGTAGACAATGACATCCCCGTCTTGTGTTACCTTTGCCCAGATGATAAACCAGTTTCTAGCACCAGCAGGGTCTACAACCATATAGTTAGTACCCTCGACTGGAATGTTTTCTGACTTAATAATATTGACCTCTGGGGTAAATCTTGGAAATTGACTACCGCTGATGTTGTCAGCCCAACCATACGCACGAATCTTAACTTCGTAAGGTTTCTTGCCCATCAGAGTCTTCTTTAACTGTTCAAATGGGTTGTACGGGTTAAGTTCGCTGTGAAACCACATAACGCCAGCAGGACGAACATAAGATTGTGCCTTATAAGGCATATGACCCCTTGGGCATCCGTTCACATTGATGTTATCTGGCAAGAGCGGGCTTTTACGGTGCTCAAGTATCTTAGCACCGCTTACATACTCTTTTACAACGCTACTGTACCCCGTGATTGGTGTGAATGTTGTGATTAACTTACCAAAACGAGTAACAATACGATACCTCAGGGTTTCAATCCAATCTAAAGGCACTAATTCATCGCACCAAATCAAATCTACCTCGCCACCCTCAATAACATCACGCTTTTGAGCGTAATTCATAAAGAAGCATTGGCTTTTGTTAGGTAGAATAAAAGTGTTGTCAGAAAAACCGTTTTTTTGCGTGTACGATACATTCTGAACCTTGTTTTTACGCAAATCCTTGAACTCAGATGGCAAGTACTTATGGATAACATTCTGTTGCATCTGAATTGACGACTGATTGGTCGTGTGCAGACACCACACTCTAGCATCCTTTGTGTTAATCAAGGTTTGGACTACACGCTTTGCCGCCCACTCTGTTTTAGAGGCACGGTTTCCACCAAGAATAAGAACTTCGTTGTTTTTCTTAAGCATCTCATCTGCTTCAAGCCAATGAGGAAGGTCAAACCCGTGCCTGTAAGGGTCTAGTTTCTCCGCAAGGATTTTATCCTCTCGGATGGAAAGAATTTCAGCCGTTTTTTCCTCACCAACCTTATCAACCAACCTACGGACATCTTCCGTGGTAGGCATCAATAGAACTGGGTGAGGCGTTAGGTTCATCTAGCGGGTGGAGTTGTGTCTGGCGTTATGCCACCGCCTTGCTCTTTTAGGAATTGAGCATATGTCATTCTTTGACCTAGAGGGGTTTTTCCTGTGCGGTCTGCTGGAGGTTGTGGATTTGGATTTGGAGGGACTGGTACATTAACAGAATAATCCATATCTGAAATAGGAAGAACACGGGCTTGTCGTTGTTGCCAATTCTCTTTTGGTGCAATTGCTTTGTGCAAATGCTCAGGATTGTTGAGGTCTAGTTTATGTGTCTTTGCTCTATCCTTAAGATAAGCGTACATTATCTTACGAGCGTTCGCTGGTTCTGCCGCAAGGTCTGGGTTATTGACGATGTCAATTCCAGTTAGTTTAGCAAGACGCTCGTAGTTGTATCTTCCAGTAAGATGAATGAACCCTCTTCCATAATATTTAACAGCATCTGCATCTGTCTTGTTTCCTAGGTTTTTGCCAGCAGTAGTTTTTGCACCATACATCTTTGTGAAGTATTCTTCTGGAGTCCCGTTGTATGTTTCTTTCATCCGCATTTTCGGACCACCCTCAGCAAGCATATGTCTTAACAGATTTTTTTGAGTGTTTGCATCCGTGAACCCTTCTTGGTTCATTTCAATAATCTCATTATCAATCCAACCGTAATTATATATAGGGTCTGTTGCTACAGGTTTTTTTGCCGCTTTCTTTGCCATATTACTGAATCTCTCCTTGTGGTTTATATTTAAAGATGTCAAAATCAACGCTACCATCATCAGAACGCTTAGGGATATAATAGTCTGTGTCTGGAAGAATTTTCTTTTCTGCAATATTTTTATGATATGCCTCTAGCGACATAATGTTTTTCTTTTGCTCTTCAGTCATATAGGAACTCTTTTTTGAGTTCTCAATAATCTTGTCTACCTCTTCTGGCTTAAACTTATAATGTTGCGAGTTAACAAATTCTTGTTCCCAGTTGCTTGTAGCCCCAGCCCCAACCACAGCATCCTTAGCAATAGGTCTTTCAAGAGGAATCATTTCGGTGGGGTCTACTGTGTAAGGACGCTCAATAGTAGCCGAAGGAGGTTTGTACTCCGTGATGATGCTACCCCCCATAGGGATGGTGTAGTGTCTTCCGCTTTGAGTGATTTGCAGGTTCTGCGTCTTGGTGTCGTACCCGCTGATGAGGTAACCGCCAACAGACTGACCAACCTTAGCCCACTTAGAGCCTTGCGGGGTGTGGATTGAGAAAGTATCGTTACCAGTCATCCCCCTGAACTCAACAGGTGGTTGTTTGTTAGGTTGTGCCATAATAAAAATTAATATTTACCGATAAAGCGAGGGTGGCGGGTAACAACCCAGCGAGCACCGTCCCAGCGTACCTTGACTGCCATACCAATGCCAAATTTGGTCGATTCACGGCAAATTACATTTTCCTGCTTGCCATCAATCACCACTCCGATTACACGGGGATTCTTGTATTTGCAGTAAACTGTTCCCTGTTTCTCCGCAGGGGAAACAGTCAAATCGACCTCCTTGAAGCCGATATTTTCCTTGAGAGCACGAACACCTTCCTCTGTCCAAGAAATCTCCCAGAGATGTTTAGGACGCTTAGATTCAATGCGTGTCCAATGAACAACTTCCTCATAAGATGAGCGAAATTGGCGTAAGATGTCTTTTGAAAGACCTAAGGCTATAGAGAGTTCTTTCTCGTTCATATGTCGATATCTGGTCGATGAATCGACAAGAGTCAAGCAATATGTCGAAAGGCAGAGGGGGTGGGATTTGAACCCACGGTGGGTTTCCCCACGCCAGTTTTCAAGACTGGAGCAATAAACCTCTCTGCCACCCCTCTAAAGGTGGGCGTGAAGGGAATCGAACCCTCGACTTAAGCCTTATAAAGACTCCACTCTAACCGCTGAGTTACACGCCCGAAAGTACGGCAAGCGGGGGTCGAACCCGCAACATCCTGCTTGGAAAGCAGACACTCTACCAATTGAGTTACTGCCGTGAAGGTGGGACTGACTGGACTTGAACCAGCAACAAATCGCTTAAAAGGCGACTACTCTAACCATTGAGTTACAATCCCTAAAGAACCCTGACAGGGATTTGAACCCCGACAAGGAGTACCAAAAACTCCTGTGCTACCGTTACACCATCAGGGTAGAAGGACGCATAAGAGGAACTTTAACCTCTTTCCTCCGATAAACGGAATTCAACTTAAACTAATGCGTCAAAATCGACCCACTAGGAATCGAACCTAGATGACCCGCTTAGAAGGCGGGTGTTCTATCCGTTGAACTATAGGTCGTAAAGGGGCGGGGGAGGGGAATTTAACCCCTCGTACTATATTCAGAACTTCCTATGACCGTGTTTTAAACCATTGAACCATTGGTTCTGCTAATAATGTACTCGTAACAAAAACGACCCCGCAAAGTAAGCCTTGTGTAGGATTTGAACCTACGACCTTCTGTTTACAAAACAGACGCACTACCGCTGTGCTAACAAGGCAAAGTCAAAGAACTCCTGCTGTATGTTCAAGTACTTTCTTATAGTCAAACCAATTCTTTCTAATTCATCGAAATCCCTTCCCCCAGAATTGGGGGACTGAGGGGGTAAATAACAGGGGGTACTAGGGGGGTGAAAAAAAATTGAGTCAAGCCTAAAATGCTCTAAGGGTTAAAAAAGTTTTCCTGTTCGCTATTTGCGAATAAAAAATGTCTGAGTGAACCTGATAAAAAAAACGAACCAATAGTAAAAGAGCCACCCCCCCGCCCCCTTAAGGTGATATCTTTGGTCAGGTTATCAGGGTTCAGTCTTAAATGAACCGTTCCTTATGGGGTAAAGCCTCCGAATCCATCAACAGGTTCAAAACCCATACT